GTGTCACTTTCGACCTTCCGCCTCGTGCAGTTACCACAAATGGTCTAGTTGCAGCTTTCCAACCAGCAGACCAACGTGTGCAGACACTTACTTGCGATCAAGCAGGTAATAGTTCCTACACCGTTACTTCACAGCAACGTATCTTCAACTTAGAGAAAGGTGAAGAAGATTACATGCGTGTTTTTGGTAAGTCCTTCATGGAAGAACTAGCTAATAACATTGAAGGTAATATTGCTTTGAATGCAACTAGCTCTGTTCCTGTGATGGGAATTGACCAAAACGGTCAAACTTTCCCTACTGGCGCATTGCATACGGAATCCGGCCCATATCGATTTTTCGGTGATGGTGTGACTGCATTGACTAGTTACCAACAGTTAGCACAGTCAGTCATGTTATTCAAAAACTACGGTGCCGTATCTACTGGTATGAAAATCTATCTACCAGATACTGTTATCCCTGGAATCGTTGGTAGTGGTTTAAATCAATTTGTTCCACGCAGAAACGATGATATCGCAATGTCTTGGGAAGTAGGTGACTTTGGTACGCCTTTAGTTAGCTATTACCAATCTAACTTATTGCCAATTCATATTTCAGGTGATACTGGAAACAATGCAGATACTTTGACTGTAGTAAGTACTAATGACCCAACAGGCCAGAATGTTACTCAGATCACTTTTAGCGGCGCATCTGTTCATAATGACCCTAATGCTGTTCTTTCTGGGGACTTATTTAGCTTCCAAGATGGTGTAACAGGTTTCGCTAATATGCGTTATCTGACATTTATCGGTCACTTTGTCAGCGCTAATCACGTTCAATTTAGAGCGACTGCAAATGCTGCTTCTGATAATGCTGGAAATGTTACGATTAGTATTTTTCCTCCATTAAATTGGGCTGGTGGTAATTCTCAGAACCTAAATCAAACTATACAAGCTGGTATGCAAGTCAAAGGTTTGCCATCCCATCGTGCAGGTCTGATCGTAGGTGGCGATGCGTTCTATGTTGCATTACCTCAATTACCAGAACAAAGACCTTTTGATACTGCTAATGAATATGACCCAGAAACTGGCGTTTCATTGCGATTAACTTATGGTTCTCTCTTCGGACAAAACCAAACAGGTCTAATCTATGATGCAACGTGGGGTTCCACAGTCGTACCTGAATATTCAATGCGATATATCATCCCATTGTCTCAAGGTTAATTAATGGATAGAGGGTCAATAGCTGACCCTCTTTTTAAAATTAAAGATTAAAAGGATATTAACATGACCGCTATACAGAATGATCCAGTTTATTCGTTACCGTTGATTTATAAGAATGGTTTGATTCTTTCTAATGATGCAACCACTCCAAATACTATTATTGATATTTCTGCTGGTCAATGCAGAGATTCAAATGATACGATCGATATCGTTTCTAATGCTGTTATTTTATTAAATGCCGCTGTAAATGGTGTAAATGGACTTGATACCGGTACATTTGCCGCATCAACCATGTATGCAATTTACATGATTGCTGATTCTAGGAATTTCCAAGTTCCCGCAGCAATGTTAACGCTTGCATCAAATTCATCTCCTTTAATGCCATTTGATTACGATTCTTTTCGTTTAATTGGCTATTGGGCTTCTAATGGTGCTACTCATTTTTATCCTGGGTATTACTCTGGGGTGGGAGCAGATTTATTGTTCACTTATGATGCCCCGATTGCAACAGCAGTAACCGCTGGTGCTTCTACCACTTATGCGCCTGTTGTGTTGACGACTTTAGTGCCTCCTATTAATAATTTGCCAGTCACAATCAATAGTATATTTAGTGCTGCTGCTGCTGGTGACATATTAAATATGCAAGGGTTTAACTCAGTAGGAGATGCAATAACTATTATTGCGCCGGTTGCAACTGGTGTTGCTAATACTGAAAATTATGACCTTGTATTAGCTCAGTTAAATGTTAAAGCACCTACTATTAACTATAAAGTTTCAGCAGGTACTGTTGCAATTGATGTTGCAGGCTTTAATTTGTATCTTTAATGGAATGGAAAGTTAGTACTATGGAAAGGTATTCAAAAAATGCCGTATACAGCACAAACATTGATAACTCGTTCATGGTATCTTTCGGGTATTGTCTCTAGGGGATTACAAACCGTTGGTGGCGCACAAATTAATGACGGTTTGTATCTTCTTAATGCTTTATTAGATTGGGAAGCAGTTGACACTACTTTAATTCCATATTGGACTTATTTTGAATTTCCAGCCGTTACAAATCAAGAATCCTATTTCATTCCTAATTTATATGATGTCGAATCGTTAACATTCAACATTGATGTTGTTCGATATTCAACACAATACGTGCCAAGATCAGCTTATTTTGGCACTAGTCGTGTAGATAATGTTGCTTCACTTCCTTTTAGTTGGTATTTCAACAGAGGAGTTGGAGGAGGCACTATTTATATGTACTTTCTTCCTTCTGGAAATTTTCCTATTAAAATAATGGGGAAATTTGCGTTGCAAGATGTGACTCTACAACAAGATATGTCGCTTACCTATGATACTGCTTATATCGAATATCTTAGATATGCACTTGCAAATTATATGTGTTCTGAATATTCAATTAACTTTAATCCTCAATCACAAAAAAGATTAGACTCCATGAGACGTACTTTAATGTATGTCAGTCCTCCTGATCTTTCTGTAAGAAAATCATCAATATTAGTACAAGGCACAGGGATTAACTGGGGTGATGTGAATATTGGACGTGGCTGGAGACCTGCATAATGATAGCACGCTCTCCAACATCTCGCGCCGTTCCAATCAATGTTGTAGGTTCTTCTACATTTGGTCGATATCCGAAAATATCGATTGAGAAAACTTACAATATGTTCATGTCTGATGATTGGATGGTGCCATATGCAGGTTATCAAAAAGCTATTCCTAATATTGGACTTGTTGGCCGTGCTTTATATACGAGTACTAAACTGGGAAAAATGGTAGCTGTTTTTGATAATAAAGTTTATCTGATTGATATATTTTTTGATTTTGATACTCAAATGTCGATTGATACATCAGTAACACAAATAGGTGAATTATTTACATCAACTGGTGTTGTTTATATTGCTGAGAATAATAAACCTCAAATATGTATTTCTGATGGAACATCGATTTATATTTATGACGCAACTTTAACACCAGCATTTCAAGCTATATCTACACCTGATTTTATTCCTGGCTATATTACTTTTCACGATACCTATTTTATAGCCGCGGCGACTGGCACTAATACATGGAGGTTATCGGGGCAGAATGACGGGACTACGTGGCCTGCTACTGCTTCTAGCGTTGGTTTGTTGCAAACCAAACCTGATAATGTACAAGGAGTTGTTAGGGTTCCAAGCCGCGGCAATATGATAATGGTATTAGGCTCAACTGTTACTGAGCCTTGGTATGATGTCGGGTATCAATTATTTCCTTATCAACGTAGTTCTTCTTATAGCATTGATTATGGATGCTTAAATCCAGCTACAATTGCTTATACAGATGAAATTGTGGTGTGGCTTGCCATTAATGAAAAGGCCGGTCCGGTAATCATGTATACAAAGGGAGATGCGCCACAGAAAATAACAACAGACGGTATTGATTATTTATTTTCTCAATTGAAAAATCCTGCTGACTCTCAAGCATTTATCTATCGACAAGATGGTCATTTGTTTTATCACATTAATTTTTATACTGATAATTTTTCTCTGTTCTATGATTTTAATAATCAAAAAATATATTTTGCTTCTGATGAGAATGTAAATTATTTTATAGCTAATTCAGTAGCATTTTTTAATAATCAATATTACTTCGTAAGTAAAAATAACGGTAACTTATATTCTTTTGATACTGCATTTAATACTTATGATGGCGAAGAAATACCAAGGATAAGAACTTGTAGAAATATTAGATTGCCAAGCCAAGAATATTTTGTTGCAACTGATGCGGGTTTTACGATTGAACAGGGAACGACTAATTATCAGTTTTCAGATTTAGGAAATATTTTTCTAATTACTGAGGACGGTGAAATTTTAATTACAGAAGGTAGTGAAATATTCTTAAATACGGAAGATGGTGAATTACTAGAGACAGAAGATGGTCAGCTACTTATTAGTGAGCAAAGTGATAGCGAATCATTTTTTCTTATTGCCGAACAAGATAATATTGTATCGCTAACTCCACGTGTTGATATGTCAATCTCTACTGATGGCGGTGAGACATTTAGCAGTTATGAACCTTATGTATTAAATCCTATTGGGCTAAGAAAAAATAAACTTCAATGGTGGCAATTAGGTGCATGTAATGATTTAGTTTTTCAATTTAGGTTTTGGGGTTTTGGACGTTTTGTAGCAACTGACGGAATAGTGAATATAAGACAATGATTACTGGTAAAAAACAAAATGCGCTTTTTCCTGATATACCAAGGGATTCTAAACTTGTCGACGAAAACGGCGAGATAACTCCTTTATGGAAAAAGTATTTTGAGGACAATACTCAAGCTTTACAGAGTAACTATAGTCCAGAAGGATTAGCAGCTCCTCAACAATCGGCAAGTAATATCGCATTGTTAACGGGTACTCAGTCTACGGGACGAATTTTATATGACTCAACTAACAATCTATTTAAAGGAAATGTTATAGTAGGTGGTGTGAATGTCTGGAAGACGTTTACTTTAACTTAAAAGGGATTTTTTAAATGAATTCGACAGATTATTTGAAATTTTTTTCACCAGCAGCGGGTTTATTGATGGGGAACGATTATGAAGACCCATCGAAAAGTGCTATGCCTTATTTCAATAAAATACCTGGTGAAATAAAACCATATTATCAGCCTTATATGGATGCGGGTAAACGTTCTCTTGGAGACTTAGAAGGACAATACGGGAATCTCACTAATAACCCTGGTGAATTTATCAATAAAGTAGGAGAAGGATTTCATTCTTCTCCTGGTTATGAATTTGCACGTCAACAGGCAGAACAAGCGGCAGGACATGCAGCAGCAGCTGGCGGAATGGCCGGTTCTCCTCAACATGAACAACAAATAGCTGATTTAGTCTCAAAACTTGCGAGTTCAAGCTATGGTGATTGGCTTAACAATGCTTTAGGTGCCTATCAAACAGGATTAACAGGGAAAAGTCATCTTAATGATATGGGTTATAACGCATCCAATGAATATGCTACAGATATTGGGAATAATCTGGGCGCTCAAGGGCAATTAGCCTATTCAGGCGCTGCTAATCAAAATATGAATGAATTAGGTGAACAAGGTTTTAAATATGGACTGATTGGAAATGCACTTAAAGCATTTTCAGGAACGGGGTTAGCATAATGCCTATTAATTTACCTTTTATTCAGCCATTATCATTTCAACAAGCTAACCCTCGTTTGATGGGTATACAAGCAGGTAGCGATCTATATAGCTCTTTTACTAATAATTTATCAAAAGAATTAGAGAACATGAAAGCTAAAGCTGAATTGCCTTATGTTGGTGAAAAAGCTAAAGCTGACTTATCAAAGGCATTATTAGCTAATAAATTTCAAGAAATAGTCAATCAATATACCCCTGAAGAATATACGACAAAATTTGGCCTTGAAAGAGGACAGACTGCTAATCAATTAGCTTCTGCGAATGAAACGAATACATTGACTCCATTAAAAGCTAAAGAATTAAGCCTTAAAAACGAAATGTATCCTGATTTAACCAAAGCTCAGATTAATAGCTATAACATGGGTGGAAGAGGTGGTTTAGGGGTAGGTGGGAAAGAACAGTTATTTTATCAAAGCTTAGTTGCTAAAGATAACCCACAATTACAAACCCAAGAACAAATTTATGAAGCGGGAAATGTCTTAGCACAAGGAGGCGATACTTTAAGTGATGGAACTAAATTGAATAAATTATCTCCTGCTGCACAAGCTTCGTTGGATAGAGTAGTAAAAGGAACTACAACAGCACCAGTGATTACTCAGGGGATAAGATCAAATCAAGGAGAAGCAGAACTGAATGTTTTAAGTAAATATGCCCAAGAAGGATTAAAACCTTATGGAACCACTTACTTTAGTAAATCACCAGATCAAATTTTAGATACTTTTAAATCTGACGAAACATCGCAAAAAAGACTTGGTAAATTCATTGCCTCTCAACAATTGCAATATGAGCTTTCTCAGAATGAAATTAAATTAGCGATGGGACAGCCTGGGGTTACTACAACAGAAGAGTTGATGAATCTTGGCCAACAACGAATTGACGCACAATATCCTAAATTAAGTTATACAGCCCGCGCAGAAGCAAATAGGTTCTTTTTAGAAGCTTTAGGAAAAGCATTAGAAGCTCGTAAAAATGTGAAAATAGGGGCTAGTAGCGTTACTAATCAAGGAAATAATAATAAGAAGGAATTAACTGATTCAGTTCAAGGTGCTATGAATGGGAATAAACCAGAACAAACTGTCACTGCTAGATGGACAAGAAATGCAGAAGGAAAATTGGTGAAAGAATAATGACGCAGATAGTTAGATTAGAAAATAATGAAAAACATGAATTTCCGGATGATGCTACGCCAGAAGAGATAGAAACTGCTATTAATTCTCAGTTTCCTATGAAGCCTCAACCGTCAAAATCAGCAAATGATGATGCGTTTCGCATTCCTGATTTAATGTCTAAACAGATATCAACTGGTATTAGTGATATGAGTCCTAAACAACAATTCCAGTCATTGCCAATTCAATCTCTGTTTTATGGATTAGGAGGAGAGGCTTTAGCTGGGTTACGTCTTGGCGCCGAAAGCTTACCTTATATAGGTAAGGCAGCTAAAGCATTAGGCGGTAATGGCTTATCTGGAATTAAAAAAGCCTTAGCAGGATATGGTGGAGAAGTAGGAAAGCAAAGCATTCTAGGCGCAGGAAGTGGAGGTATTAGTGGTAGTTTAGATAAAAATGAAAATGCAGGTGTAAATGCTTTAGAGCAAGGAACTCTTGGAGCCGGAATAAGTGGGGCTCTTACTCCTCTCGTAATGATGGCAAAATCATCTAATCCTAAAATACGAGCAATAGCTGCTAGCCTTTTAGGTTTGGCAGCGGGATATGGTGTAAAAAAAGCTACTGGCACTGAAAGTAATATTCCTGAAATTGGGGGCGCCTCTATTGGGGCTCTTTTAGCTACACGTGGAAAAGGCGTTAATCAACTAGTCGCTAGTAATATGTTAAAAGGTGTTAATGAATCAGAAGTTCAACCTTCTTTGGAAGCTTCTAAACGATTAGGGTTGTCTTATATTACACCTGCTGAAGCTTCAGGAAGTCCGCTAGCTGGAAAGGCACAAGGTAAAATAGGACGTTCAGAAGAAGGAGCGGAACTTTTATATAATAAATCTCAAGGTAGATTAAATACAGAGAATAGAGCTATTTCTGATCTTTTGAAACAGATTAATCCAACTGATAATTTAATGAGCGATAGAATTAGAAAAGCAGCTCAACAAGCAATTTCATCTAAAAAAGAAGCCTTACAACAAGCTGTAGAGCCAATATATCAGATAGCTTATCAAAAAAAGATAGCGCCAACTCAATTAAAACATTTAATGGAATCTGATAAAACTATTGAAAATGCTATTCATGCTGCAAAAACTGATCCAGCATATATGGCCGAATTAAAAGATTATGATTCTCATAGCATTAAAGTTTTAGATGTTGCTAAAAGAAAAATAGATGCTGATATTAATAAAGCCATTGTAAATCAAGACTATGATAGAGCTAGAGTTTTAACTGATTCAAAAAATAAATTGGTTGAAAAAACTGATACTTTTAGTAAAGATTATGCCAAAGCTAGAGCAATGTTTGAGGAAGGTTCCAGACCTATTGAAAGACTTGAAAATAGCCATATTGGTAAAATAGCAAGGATAACTGATACTAATATAAAAAATATACCTGAAATGATATTTGAACCAAAACAAACAGATATAAATGTTTTGAAGAAAATAAAGAAAGAAATAGAAAGTTATGACCCTTCTGCTTGGCGTGGAATAATCAAAAATGAAATGGAAAGAAGAATCAGAATAGGCGGAGAAGGTGGTTATAATTTCTATAAGAAGATATTGAAAAATGACCAAGATTATAATCAATTCTATCAGGCTGTTGATGGAATACCAGGCGCCCAGGAAAAGTTATCTGATATGAGAAAAGTATTTAAGAACCTTATTTCTTCTGAAACTGCTAGAACAGCTACACAGTTAGCAAAAACAAGCATGTCAGAAGGTAGAGGAGGTTGGAAACAAGATGCGATGGATTTGATTAAGAACTTAACAGGCGGTACTTATGATAAAGCTGCTGTTGAATTAATAACAAATCCTGCATGGAATAAAGAGTTTGAAACAATAGCTAAAATGAAGAGTAATAATGAAAAATCATTAAGATTAGCTAGTATTTTGTCTCAAATAACTCAACAAGGTACAAATAAATTATTCAATAATTTTAATACTACTCAGGAAGAGTAATATGAAAATCAATATTAAAAAGGATTTTAAGAAATGCCGATTAACCCAGAGCTATTGATAGCGGCTCCGATGCTACAAGATTATTTTGTCGATAAAGACTTTGGTACCCCTTTGTCTGCTGGTATTGTGACTTTTTATGAAGATACCGCTAGGACTGTTTTTAAGAATGTGTATGAGCAAACAGGAAGCCCTGGCGCTTATACGTATGTACCGTTGCCAAATCCATTAACGCTTAGCGCTGTAGGTACTATTCAAGATAATAGCGGTAATGATGTCATTCCTTACTATTATCCGTTTGATGAGGATGATTCAAATATATCTCAGCCTTATTATGTTACTGTCACCAATAGTTTAGGCGTTCCACAATTTACTCGTGAAAATTTCCCTTTTATTGGCGATAATGGAGAAAATGCAGCAAATGTATCAACACTACAAAATCAGATAGTAAATAATGTATTTTGGAGAAATGTAGGAAGCATCAATGTAACTAATTTAACAAACACTGTTATTGCACCCAGTCAGCATGACGGTTTTAGTATGCCTGATGTAAGGTTTATTAAAAATATAAATGGTGCTACTGATAATATCACTTTTATACCATTTGGATTGGGAAATGACCCATTAGTAAATGATATTACACCAGAAGTGTACTTAAATTTTGATTGTAGTGCTGCTCAAGTAGGGGAGACTTCCAAGTATATACAAATACCAATTTCATACCATATTAAGACATTAGAAAATGTACCGGCAACTATTACATTACAAGCTCAAAATGTAACAGGAAATACAAATAATACCTTAACAATATCAATTTTACAGTTTCTAGGAACTGGGGCTATTTCTCAGCCTGCACCCATTGTTTTGGAAACAATCACTTTAAATAATTCTTGGGAAAAATTTGTTATACCTTTTGTTTTTCCTTCTGCTGCTGGATTAACTTTAAGCGGTACTGGTGATGATGCTTTATATTTACAAATAAATTATCCAGTCGCTGTTACATGCGATATTAACTTTTGTTTACCAAGTAACTTTTTAAGTAATGTCGTTCCGACTAACTCTTTTCAGACATATGATCAAATAGATCCAATCATTAATGGTTTTAGAACTGGTGATTATAGAATGAGTTTAAATTCATTCTCTCCTTTTGGTTGGGTAGGATTAAATGATGGTACTATTGGTAATGTAAGTTCAAATTCGACAACGCGTGCAAATATCGATACATGGCCTTTGTTTAATTTAATCTGGAATGCAGTAGGCGCTACTAATGCACCGATGTTTACGAGTGGTGGTGCGCCAGTTGGTTATGGTGCTAATGCTATGACAGATTTTACGGCTAATAGGCAATTAAGTTTAACCAAAACATTAGGAAGATTAATAGCATCTATTGGTACGCCAAGTTCAGGAAATAATACAGGTACGAATTGGGCACTCGGTCAAACAAGCGGTAATGAGCAACACGCAATCGCATTAAATGAAATACCAGATCATGCTCATAATTCGCCTGCAAATGGACTATTTGTAACATTAAATCCAGGTACAGCAGCAGCAGTAGGAGGCAATTGTACATCATCAAATATTACAGGAACTATAAATAGTTATACTAGCCAAACATTTATGAATATTCAGAATCCAACATTCTATACAAATATGTTTCTTAAATTATAAGGATATAAATTATGACAACCAAATTAAATCTAGGAAGAGATGTACAGGGTTATCCGGTAACATCTTTAAATGCTCCTCAATTTTCAGATACTAATTTCAAAGTAACTTTAGCGAGTGGAGTAGCGCAATCTATAACAGTTCCTTCTGACTCTTCAACCTATATTGCTCTTTTTAGTGTTGGTACAGGCACTAATGTATGGGTCGCAAGAAATACAACTGCAACTATACCTACTGGCACAATTGGCGCTACTTTATCAATACTAAATCCGCCAGCACGTACTGTTTATGCAGGTGATACATTAAGCTTTGTTACAGATAGCACTACGGCTGATTTTGGCGTTTCACTATACGCTATTGGAAATTAAACTTTTAACAAGGATGTTAAAAAATGGCAAAAGAAAAATTTTCACAATTACCAACTGTTCCAAGTGCAACACTAAGTGATGTCATTTGCGCTGTGCAAGGTGGTATTTCTAGTCAAGAAACTTTGCAACAGATACAAACATTATTTTTAAGTAGTATAAATAATATTACTTGGCACAATACCATTACCACACCACAAGCTATGGTAGCAAATAATGGTTATATGGCTAATAGCTCTTCACAAGTGGTTTTTACATTACCTCTATCTTTTGCATTTTCTACTTTTATTTATGTGCAAGGTTTTGGTTCTGGTGGATGGCATATTGCCCAAAATGCAGGTCAGAACATTATCATAGGTTCAAATAGTACAACGCCTGGAGCGGGTGGTTTTATAGAATCCACAAACCGATACGACTCTATATTATTATTTGGTGCAGCTACAAGTACTACATGGATAGCGCTAGGAGCGCCACAAGGCAACATCACTATTTTTTAAATTTAAATTTATCAAGGAAGATAAAAATGAACATCACAATGTCAATTACGACAGATACGGCTGGACAGATAAATGTCAATCCAAGAAGGGTAAAAATAGTAACAAATGCTACTTTTGCACAGATAACAGCACCTAACTTTTTAGCACCTGCTCAAGCTGAAGGATATACATTTCTAGCTAGCGACTTCTTTGATATTTTTTATAGTCCAAATTTATTAGGGACTTTTGTATTTAACTCTAATGATACTCAGCTTACTAGTCTGATTCCTTCCGGCTCAGGTGTTATTTTACCTGTTACAGTAGGGGACGTTCCAGTAGTTGCTAATACTAGTGGTGATCTACAAGATATTGGCCTAAAGCCTTCTAATCCTGCTAAAACGAATATTGTTATGCAAAATGGAGGAGCGACAGTAGGCCATGCGGTAGTATATGCAGACGTTAACGGTACTATCCAAGATAGCGGAACTACTTTGGGAACAGCTGCATCTCACAATGTAGGGGATTTTCTACAGACCGCTAATAATCTTTCTGATGTTCCAGTGAAAGCAACAGCTAGGACTAATTTAGGACTAGGAAGTGCAGCAGTTCAAAATGATACTTTTTTCTTACAATCTGCTAATAATCTAAGTGATATAGTTGATTTTCAAGAGGCAAATTTTAATTTGTTCACAAGAATTTCTGAGACGACAGGGAGAACTTTTACTGCTGCTGATTATGCGATAACGCATGTATGTAGTGGTGCAACTCCTTATACAATTACATTGCCAACTCAAATCCCAGGAGAATATGTAGATTTTATGTTTATACCGACTAGCAATGCACTTGTTACAATTATTCCTCAGTCGGGAACAATAGATGGTCAATCGCTTCTCATATATGGTGCAAATGAAGGTTGTAGACTTTATACAGATGGAATAAATTGGCATGTAATGTGGCAAAAATTACAACCAATAAGTTTTTCTGCTAATACTAATTTATCTACTACATTAGCATCCAATGTAATTACAAAAGTACCATTTAATGTAATTAATTTTAATCAAGGTGATTGTTATGACGATGTGACAAATTTTAGATTTACTCCAACTTATCCAGGTCTTTATAACATACACGTACAATTAACTTTAACAGCAGATGCTGTACCTGAGACTACATTGAATATTAGTGCTTATTTCAATGAAACTACTTTTTATAACTCTATACAATTGATTCAAGGACCAAATCCTGGTATTCCGAGTGCTTCTGCTTTAATTCTATTTAATGGTACTACTGATTATATAGAAGGATGGGTAAATCAATCAAATTCCGGAACTATAGACCAATTTATCGATACCAATAGAGGAAATACTTTCTTTGAAGGGAATAGAATCAGCAATTTTTAAAAGGAATTTAAAATGACAATAGCCAATGCTTTAAATACACAATTGTTTGGTTCAACCGGAACTGGTAATTTCGTAGGTGCTAATCAACCTACTATTAATCAACCTGTTATAGTAGGGTCAACTTCTGCTATTTCTGCTGGAAATGTTGGTGAAATAATTTCAAGTGTAATAGCATCAGGTAGCGCAATCAGCTTAACGACTGCTACACCAGCAGATATTACTAGTATTGCTCTTACTGCGGGTAATTGGGACATCTGGGGTAATGTTTCTTTTATTGGCGGAACAGGAACGACATTTACATTTCTTGCTGGATGGATAAACTCTACATCAGCTACAATGCCTGATTCTTCTTTGATTTCATCATTAGGAATAAGTGGCACGATTACTAATAGTAGCTCGGTTGGGTTCTGTGTTCCTTCATTTAATTTACTATTGGCAAGTCCTGCAACATTTTACTTGTCGGTTACTTCTGCTTTTGCAGTAAGCACTTTAACTGCTTGCGGTGGAATTTATGCTAGGAGAAGGGTTTAGTTCTTCTAAATAAATAGGATAAGCTGAATTCCACATTTTTTCAATTTGTCGTAGTTCAGCTTGTATTTCTTCGTAACGTTTTAAATTTACACTTGATACAGAATAGCTATGTATATGACCTATTAATGTTTTCCTTTCTTCATCTAATTCTAAAATATGCAGTACTATTGATTTTTCAGTCATTAATTAACTTCCTTTATATTAAGATAATCTTTTGTCTTTACTATTTCCATGAATTTACCAAAGTCTCCATGTACTAAAAAATGATCTGTGTATTCATATGGTATTGGCATTATTGATGAATTTAACATTTCATCAATAAATTTTAAAATTTTTTCTTCATTAAAATCAGATTCAGGTTGTGTAGCTACATATTGTCTTTTTTCTTCTCCATTATTATAGCTAAAATTTAAAGTTATTTGCCATTCATTATCGTATTTTGTTGCTATGATAGAATAATAATCATTATTGCTACTACCATACCAATATCCTAAAATATAAGTGCCTTCTTTAAATTCAACCATATTTATTCGCTTTTAACTCCTAAAGTTTCATCATCAAAAGTAGTATCCTTCTCAAGATGCTTGATTGATTGAAGATGGCCTTGTGCCGCTACAATAAGTATCCAAGCTGGAGAAGCTTCGCGATAATTATATTTTAAATCTTCAAGATCAGTTAATAACTCTTTAAGTATTTGTATACGATTTTCTTTTGTTATAAGCATGATTTCTCCATTAGATGTTTATTCTCACATGATCGCTATATAATTCAGGATTTTTTTCAACTCGTTTCTTAAAGCAAATGAAACATTCAAGTAGTATTTCCATTCCATTTTTTATACTAATTTCCATCCAATTTTTTTTCTTTTCTGAAAACCACATTGGCTTATTGCATGTAGGACAATCAATTAACTCAGACTTAGAATAATCCTCTGGTTTCTCAGGATATTCTGATAATGGAGCGCAAAACATTACTGCTAATCTTTTTTCTTTTAGGGTCATATGTTTTCCTTAATCAAAGCAATGCGTTCCTATCTCAACTACATGACCGATTTTTTCTGTCTTGCAATTTTTATCATCTTGACTACATGAGGATAAATAAACACAAAACATAGTTAAAATTAAAATAAATATAAAAAATTTCATATACTTTCCTAATGGCCGCTAAGACGAATTACAGGCCATATTTACCGTTCGTTATCTTTTTTTCCTGTTTCATAACCTTCTCGTAAAACGTCTTTTAAGCAACTGAATATAAGTTCACTCTGAAATGAATCAATTAAGTGAAATATAATTACACCTGTATAGATTATAATCCCACTTATTCCTAATCCTACTTTATAACCAAATCCAAAACACATTAAGCATCCAGCTATCCAAAGTAAAATACCCGTTGGACTAATCAAAAATTTAAAATAATCAACTATTGGTTTCATAATTACCCCTTTATACAAACAACTTGCTTTAATGTATAGATAATATCAACTAAATCCTCTTGAGATTTCATTACATTATCGATATCTTTATAAGCCATTGGTGTTTCATCAATAACATCTTGATCTTTTCTGCATTCAACGCCTTCTGTGGCTTTTATATGATCTTCTAATGTAAAACGCTTTTTAGCTTCATTACGACCCATTGAACGACCCGCTCCATGAGAACATGAATGAAAACTTTCTAAATTTCCTTTACCTCTAACTATAAAGCTTTTTGCACCCATGGAACCAGGTATAATACCTAAATCATCTTTTCTGGCTCTAACAGCACCTTTACGGGTAAGCCATACATTTTTACCGAAGTGTCTTTCTTTCTCAACATAGTTGTGATGACAATTTATTGCTGTTTCAAATGTATGATATTCAAAAATTTTATCAGGAAAACTTTCTGATAAAATCCCAATAATATTACTCATCATTATAACTCTATTTTCGAATGCAAACTTTTGCGCCCAATTAACAGCTTTTATATAATCATCAAAAATTTCTGTATGTTCTACTAGATAAGATAAGTCTATATCGGATATATGTTTATCTATATAGTATTTTTGCATTTCTTCTTTTGCCTTACTAATGAAAAAAACTCCTATTTTATTACCAATTCCTCTACTTCCACTATGAAGCATTACCCATACATCTTGATTTTGATCTAAACATATTTCTATAAAATGATTACCAGTCCCAAGCGTACCTAAATGATGAGCAGGGTTTTTCTTTGGTTTTAATAAAGGATATTTTTCTATTATTGATTCGTATTCTTCTTTCATCAATAGAAAACTTAATTCACCTAATGGATGTATATTATGCCAAGCACCTCTATCACCATCACCACCTTGATTAGTTCTACCGTGAGGAACGGCAGCTTCTATTTTTGATCGAATATCAAAAAGATTATCTGGTAAATCATTAGCATTTAAAGGTGTTTTAACAGCCATCATGCCGCAACCAATATCAACACCAACCGCAGCAGGAATAATAGCTTTTTCAGTAGCTATAACGCTTCCGATAGTAGCACCCATTCCCCAGTGAACATCTGGCATCGCTGCAACATGCTTATATATAAATGGCATACTTGATAAATTAACGAGTTGTTGAAGAGCTTGATCTTCAATATCAACATAATCTATCCAAGCTTTTATTGGGACATTTTTTCCTTCAAATACGCGCATTAATGTTTATCTCCTTTATATTCAATAAGATCAAAATCTTCTATTGAGAAAAGTATTTTATTCATTAAAATATCAATAGGTTCTTGTGGAGCTTCAAACATTTCTGTTAAATGCAATAAATTATTATATATAGAGGAAATATGAGAGCTTAATATTAAATTTAGAAAATCATTTAAGTATATTTCTTTATCTTCTTTAACATTTTCTTTAATAAAATTAACAGTGGTTTCTACAAGCTTGCTATTTAATTTTTTTGTTAACTCTTTAAATTCATCTTTCATTATCAATTTCCTCTGTATATTAAATTACCGATAATAATATTTATCGGTAATTACTTAAGTTCATCATTTTCTCTTTTTGTATAATTCTTCTAATATGCCATTTTCTAGTGTGTTACAAAATAATTTAACATTTTTATCAATTTGCTCTTTTTCCTTATTTTCAAATTCTTTAGATTGCCAAATACAATTTACCATAAATTGAACAGCAAGATTAATTAATACAGGTTCTATAAATTCCATAATATTACTTTCAGTAAATAAAAATTTAGCTAGCATGGTACGTTTTTTTAAAATATTAAAAAGTTCATATACTGTATTTCTTGATAATTCTAATTGCTCTTTAGTCACTCTTTTTTTCCTTACAAACTTCTCCAATAATTACACCTTCCATTTCTTTAAATACTTCGCTTAATATTACTTTTATATTTTTTTCTATTAAATCTTCTGGTTTAACTATATTTTCCAACGCATGGTTCATGATTCTAATAAAAATAGTAGTAGCTACAGACGCAAAAAAATCAAATAAAAATACTTTTTCATCAAATAGATGCGGGGAAAGCAGTACATATTTCTTATATACATCCCACATTGCATTTATACATTCGCTTGTAAAAGCTATTTGCTCTTTATTCATTTTATTCATTAGTGGTTTGTTTCCTTATCTCTTTCTAATTCTTCTATAATTATTTTTTTGCACTTTTTAAATACGTTTTCTAAATAATCTTCAATCTCATCTTTTGGAAGATGACAGGAAAATAATATTTTGTATAAATTTCTTATGAAAAAAGTAACGGTTATTGATTCAATAATCATAAAAAAATCAGCAGCATCTTTAAATAATTTTTCATTATTATCAAGATATTTTTTCATTTCATCTTGAAGAAAATCAGACATTTTATTAATAGAAGCAGATTTTTTTTCATTCATTAGGCCAATACCTCAATTTGATCTAACATATAATAATCATTAAGACATTTTGGATCTTCGTGATACATGATCTTCACTGTATTTTGATTCTTATATGCGTCAGTCACTTGCATTAGTAATTCGAATCCTTCTATTACTAAGTAAATGATCTGTGCATATTCCATCTCCTGCTGAGTGATGCCGTAATGAATTAACTTAGCTTTATTATCTTGCATATCTGCTATAAAGCCAGTTGCTTCTATTGTTTTAACAACTTCTTTTATTTCATTTGCTACGCTCTCTGTGAGCGTTATTGTGTTTTGTTGTGTGGTTGCAGGTGTCGCCGTTTTAACAGTTTCTTTATGTGAAGTCTCGCATGACACTAATGATAATCCTAGCAATGATATTGCTGTTAGTTCCTTTAACATGATTAAGTCCTTTTAGTTTAAAGTTTTAAAATTCTTTAGCTTGCCGACATCTTGTTTGGTTATTAAAATGTCTTTTTGCTCTATCCTCTTTGTTTCTCCATTTGGTAACTCTACCATAGCAAAACCTTTTTCTTCTATCTCTTTTATCTGTTCACTTGTTATCGGAATTTGGCTAGCGTTTTCTAATCCTACTAAATTACTTTCAAGAAAATCTATAATTTCTTTTCTTATATCGTCTGTTTGCTCTTTAGTAAATTTAACTTCTGGAAAAAACACAGGCAAACTATGAAATATAGAAAAAGTAGTCCTTATACAAATATCAATAATTAAGTCAAAAGTCTCATGGCCTGTTAAATCATTATTTGATATTAAATCATCCATCTCTTGATAATACAAAGTATGTATCTTTTTTGAAATTTCTTTACCTAATTCCATTATGTCTTTCATGAGAGTCCTTTATTTTTTAAGTCTGCTAGCTTCTAATATTGGAAGGTTACCTTCTGTTGGCACATAAATAATTTGATCTTTAGTTGATTGTAATGAATCTATCCAGAGATATCTAAGATATTCTTCATTATTTTTCAAACTATCACCTATTATCTTATTAGCTGTTGCCACACCTTTTGCTCGTTCTACTTCTGCTTCTGCAAGTAAAGTTGCAGCTTCTTTTTTTGCATCTGCTTCTCTTACAACTATTTTTCTATTCCATTCAGCTTGTTTTAATTGTGCTTCGCCTGCAAGTCCCGAACTCCATACATTATATTCTGCAATTAATGCACCTATTCCAAATAATGAACCAACAATTGCTGATAGTATTAATAAAATAGCTATTGTTACCACAACACCTGTAATTGCATGATCTTTAACAGTAGGCTCTCTATCTTGTAAATATTCCATTTTTTTGTTTCCTTATATATTTTAATTTAAAAACAATGCAGATAAAACTGCTAGTACAGCTATTGTAAATAATAAAAACGTTATTATAAAAATAATTCCATACCAAAAATAATTATCTTCTTCGCACATTTTTATCACCTCAAAATTCTCGGCTTTCGCCTGCCATTGCATTGATGCATATTCCTTGGTGTCTTGCTTATGGTCAAACCGCACCTCATTCACGCTATCATCTTCTAGGATGAAACTTAGCTACGCTGCTATTCATAGGCTATACTTGCTATGACTCAAGTTAATAATTACCAATAGGTGAGAATTGCACTCACTATCGTTGTTCTTCCTATGACAGGCAATCCAACGACCACATATCGCGATATTGCGGGCTTCACTGTCAGCGCTGCTATCGGTATATAGCTTATATTTTTCCTGATATTCTTCGGCGCCATAAAACTATCAAGCGGTGTTTCCGTAATTCTACGGGACTTTCATAGTCAGGGCGTCAGGGAGGATTATACGTATCCTCAAAACGTTTATATAAACTATATTCCGCGGTAACTGAGAGGAATTGCACCTCCAACCTCTCTCGTTAGCCTTGTATGGCTGATAAGGGGTCATTATCTAACCTTGCCACAAGACCTCGCATTTCTGCAATATGAGAGACTCTTCGATTAGGCGACTACTATGACACCTATCTTTTCGAGCTACAGTTACCATAATTCTTGGTAATAAGCAGGATACCATTTCGCTAAAACCCCTAAGACGATGCCCAGAGCCTACGATTCGAACGTAGCTAATACGGAATTGAACCGCACTTATTACCATAATTTATTCTGGATGAGGCTAGATTCGAACTAGCGTACTCCGCGGAGAACAGATTTACAGTCTGCCGGTTTTAACCCCTCACCCACTCATCCTTTCAATTTATTCTGGCACGGTAGGACTCGAACCTACGCATAAGCACCTTAACAGGGTGCTGCATTACCGCTTTGCTACGTGCCAATGATTCTTTGCCGGTTTTATGCACCATACCGGCGGCTGGTAATACGGGTATAATTAAACCCTGCACTCTTTGGAGCTATGCCAGAATTGCACTGACTCGTATCTGCTACCTGTTTCATTGACATAATATGTTGATTCACTTGCAGTCAACGATTAACTCGAAGCCCACGATACGGCTGAGAGTCATCCCGCGTGTCACTGTCCACGCCGATAGCTCCATAATTAATCGATCAATCAAAAAACATCTCATCTATCGGCTCACCTTCTGAATCTCGGCATTCTACATTAGCCGAATGTATTTCACCGCAAAATTCGCATCTATCATTACATTGAAAAGGGTAAATATCCTTATTATCTCCCATATTAATCTCCTTATTATTTATTATCCAAAAGACCGTTGATCTTTTCCTCGGTATTTTGACTATTTTCCTCTAATAATTCCATAGAAAAAGCTTTATCAATTGATAATATTCCCTCTTTAATAGAGGTGCCGATACCAATCAACTCAGCTATATCATTCGCGTCAAATTCCTCTAATGAGGTTTTACCATAGAATCCCAATATTTTTTTATTCTCAATACCCATTTTATTGAATCTTTCAAAGATAATTTTTCTTTTAGAATCGATAGTTTTATGATCGCCTACAGCAAATTTAACGGCTGCCTCATAAACACGATCTACCAATGCTTTTGGAACTACTTTAAAGATGGCGTTTCTAAGTGCAATAGCTGCTGCTGCATTACCTGTAGTCATTTGCATATCATCAGAATAAGTTCTTCCATCTTTGCTCGTTATACGGCGTTTAACTTCTGTTCCTATTTTGACATTATTTTCCAAATCCCATGCAACACCTTGAGCAGTGATGAATTTCCCATCGTTGCCGATAATACGAGTTGCTGCATGAATATTACCCCAACAAGTAGCTGCAATCTCAGCAAGTCTAATCGAACCACCTTTGATTTCTGATTTTCCATCCTTTCCATTTCTTACTAAACAATAAATACATGATGCTGCTGTATCTTGATCGAGTGTTGCAAGCTCAATTGCTTTATTAATAAAATCATTTACTTTTCTAGGATAGGCTTTTGCTGTCGTAATTTGCACATCTAATTCGGCTCTAGCATGTATCCCTGTATCTTGAATCATGACTTCTGACATTATTTACTCTCCTATTTAATAACTACGTGATTCACTATACCATTTTAATTTCTTCTTCAAATCTTCAACTTCTTCTTTTAAAGAAAAAATTATTGAATTAGCAATTTCGCCGCCAGCTGTTTCCCATATAGCTAACCTTATTTTTTGAACTTTTTCCCAGGTATGCTCAGATATAATATTTTGCATCTTTAGCCATTTAGTATCACCTGATAACAATCCTTCTATAGTTTCATCAACATCTCTTCTGACCATTCTTTCATATTCATATCTTGAATAATTTTGCAAATAATCATCAAAGTTATTCCATGAATCATTAATAAATTCCTCTAAAATTGACTTAAATCTTTTTTCTATGCTTTCTTTACCTTTTTCAAGAGATGAACACATATCATCTATCTCTTTTACCGTCTGTTCATTCAATTCACTCATATTAATCTCCTAGTAATAATAAGCTGGTAGTGAAATTACAGTTGGTTTATATCCAGGCCATATTTTGACATCTTTATCTTGATAAGGAATGTAATCATCTAACAATGCCTTATACTCTTCCCGACCCTTTTGAATTGATTCCTTGTCTAATTCATAAATGCCGATAGCATAAGGTTCCTCCTTTTCAATAGCAATAAAAACAAAAGTTTCTATCATCTTTTTAGTGACATGATAGATACCATCTTGCACCATTGCTGCCTGGATATGATAACCATATTTCATTATATCTCGTTGAAATGACCGCGGTGACGCATCATTAGTTGTTTTTATATCTGCAATTATATTCTGTAGCCAAATATCAGGACGAGCTTTGCATAGAATATTAGTTTTACTATCTTTCCAGAAAACAGACTTTTCTACCTGAACGCCTACTAGAAATTTCTTAGCAAGCTCATGAGTTAAAAAAGCCCTTCCTAATTTCTGTACTTCTTCATAAACTGCGGTTGAGATAATAATTTTACCTCTATTATTATGTTGTATTTCTGCCCAATCTTCTTTACCTTTTGTCGTTCTTTGATCTGGTTTTTCTGATACACAATAATATTCGTCAAATTCTTCTGGCTGTAAAATATAGGTATGCACAGCATTTCCTAGTATTAAAGCTGGTGTATTAGTTTCTTTTTTCCGCCCTTCTTTTTTATATTCGCTCCAATAATGCAAAGGTGAAATCTTAAACTTCATTAAAGCACTTCTACTTAAACCCTCTGAATTGTGATAATCTTCGTTTTCGATATCATAAATTCCTGGAGTCATGATAAATCCTCCCTATAAATAACTAATTTGAATGAAACAAATTAAAAACATGATAAATACTAGTGTAAGACCTAGAATATTCTTTAATATGACCATGACATTTCCCCTGTATCTCTATCTATTTGATGATGATGACCATGGGCATAATGATATTCGGCATTTATCTCATGTTTACGCTCTATGATTAATTCCTGAAACAATAGTTCGAGCTTATCTTCATAGATTTTAGTAGCGTGATTTCGTAAACTATCTATGAGATCATATTTAGCTTCGTTATCAGTTTTTTTAAGATAAATAGATAAATCACAAAGAATATTGTCGAGAGAGGCTGCGTCTGTAATACATTCACTAGCATCGTTGCCAAGTAATGCGATACATTCAGCAGTGATTAACTCTTTATCAATAGAATCTAAAGCGCTATAAGATTTATAGCCATAATCTATTTGAGCATTGATTAAATTGGTGATACGAGGGTTTCTGAAAATATCAGGTATTGTCTTTATCATGTTATTCTCCTTCCTTGGAGTTAATAAGTTCTACTGCCTTTTCGCCATATACACTAATGGCATGTAATTTACCGATAAATAAATCGTCAAATACATTTGCTGACTTAGTTACCTCATTTTCCACTTCCGCTAGTATATTAAGTATAGCAAAGATATATTGATATACTTGCTTATCTATCGGATCTTTTGGTAATATCTCTTTAGCTTCCATTGTTAAGGACTCCTGCAAAGGTTAATAGCATTGTAAGTTAGTATCAAGGTGGGTTCGCGCCTCACCTTGATATGACCTATTGTTTCATATCACTTTACAAATGTAAAGCTTTTTTTAAATAAAAATTTCATCGCAAACTTTCCGTATAAATACCGATTAATTTATCAACTTTTTCATTTTCTATCATACAGATAGACAATTCTACTATATCAGCTTGAGAAAATTTAAACTTCGATGATTTATTAATTTTTTTAGAAATTGATTTAATTTTCTTAAAAATCTCAGGTCTAAGACGACATGAGAATATTTTTTTTTGCTTAAAAGGCATTTTTTGGCTTATCACTATTGCTTTCCTATTAGAAATGAAATAACTCTTTACAATTGTAAAGAAAGTAAAAAATATAAACAACACATATATTTCACTCTTCCCCACTTGCAACCCCTATTTATTTATCCTACCCTACTTTCTTTCCCGGCGAACCTGTTTGAGGATCGCAAACATGAGTATGGCAAGCTAAGCCAAGAAGTGTCCTTTAAATTATTTTAGTGAATACTCTAAAGCCGTGCTGGGAAAAACTAATAGAAAAGTCAAGTAGGTAGGCAAAAAATATGCTAATTGATTTTTTTATTGGGAGAGAGCAGTATTTTTCTTCCAGAAGAGCGTAACAACCTTCTATAAGGCGTATAGAGAGGTCTTAAAAGAACCTTTCAGCCGGTTGGATAATCCAACTTGTTACGATGAATTATTAACTTAAAAAGATGCGGCTACGGATAGCCACGAAAAGAGATAATCTATGAAAATCGGGATGGAACCCGCTTGTAATGTCAACTCCTTGCACGGGAACATAACAAGCGGTCACTTAAAATTTAACAACAGGAAGAATGATAATAGCATTTGTCTTACAATGCAAGAGGGAAAAAGAGAAAATTTATCGAAAGGAAATCGATGTGGGCATGATAAAAATAACTTGCGAAAGCCCATCTTTCATAAAACGTCTAAAAGACAACCTTATATCATTGCAGAAAGCCGGCGCCGATTGTCCGATGCCATTGATTTCCGCAACGATATGCAGCTATACCCAGGACTGCGCCCCTTATTCTGTAATCAAAATCATAAACGTAGCCGAAAAAGACGATCAGAAGCTGTTGAAGGAGCTTTATCGCTTACTCTCCATGCTCTTATCTATGGACTCAACGTCTATACTATGGCCTATGGGATGGTCAACAACCGTAACGAAACGGTGTACCACGATTACACTAACCTAAGAAATGCCACTAGATTAACCCCCTGGCGCCAGAAACGCATGATAGCCATATTAAAAGCCCAGGATATTTGTGTCGTCGATAAAATAGTAAATGAACATAACAAAACAGTTAAAATGATTATTCGTCTAACCCCTAAAATATTCACGATGCTAGGGCTAGAAGAGGAATTTCTGAAAGGACGCGCCAAGGCTAAAGAGATACATGATCGAGATCAGGAATTGCGAGATAGATACATGCAAAGGCTACGACAACATACCCCTAAGCCTATTAGATCAAAAGAACAACGAAAAGCTCATGCAACAGCAACCAATGAAATAGCCGATCTATTCAGTAAAATGAAACCCTCCTATAAAGCTTATAAGGCACCTAATAAACCAATCGAGCGCATGCGCCATAAAATGCTATCGGACGCCGAGCTACACAGAATAAAGAATGACCCTCGTTTAACATGCCAAGAACCACTGGTTATCAAGCGCCCTCTTCCATCTTAAGCCTAATTTTTAAATCTAGGGTAAACCCCCACGCCCTCCTTTTGTCTACTGCAAAATTCTGTATAAAATTAAATCAAATATCTCTTTATTTTTCCTAGAAGATTTACTGTTTTTATCGAAATTACGTTATCCACAAGTTATTCCAAAATAAGTGTTCACACTTACCCTAATAAGTCACCCTTCTAAAGCACTAAGAGATAACTAAAAGATTATTACTAGATATAGGAAAGAGCTTTTTTTATGTATAATCTAAAAACTATGAAAAAAGACAAACGAATAGAAATAGTAGAAGTAGGATTAGGTAAAGCTAATAAAGCTTTAATAGAAAGAGCCGCTAATTTATGTGACCAATCTATTTCTGATTTTATGAAATATACTTGTACTACTGCTGCGCTACAAATAATAAAGCAGGAAGATAAACAGAGAATTTTTGATGAAGCCATGAAAACGCATCGTGAATCTCTTCATAATCTAAAAAATAGATAGTATTGACTTCTTTATGTACTTCCTATACAATAACAGTGCATATATTCAATTTCCTTAAATTAGGCCAGTATCTCCTTATATTGGCCATTTTTTCTCTTGGATGAGAAATGGCAAACGATATACCAATGGATTGGGTAGATAAGCTTTTTATCTGTATGGCTGAATTCTACGGCGAAAGGTGGACTAAGAACCTAGAAAAACCACATGCAATCGTTTTTTCCAAAGCAGCATGGCAAAGTGCCTTAGATGGCCTTACCTACGATCAAATTCGAAATACCCTCAAATACCTCAAACGTGCAGCGCAAGACCCAGCAGCGATACCACCCCATCAAATAGAGTTCTGGCGCTATGCTAAGGAAAATTTAGTACCTCATATCAATTACACCGCTCAGCAAGAAAAAGGCAATCCAGAAGTTGCCAAGGCAGCGCTGGGAGATATATATAAAAAATTACAGGGTTACCACGGGAACGTTCTACATGGAACATAGAAGAAAAACTGTCAATCTCGCAGACAGGGAAGAAGCACTAGAATTACTGAAATCACTTTATAGCTATAATATCAAGGATGATGTCAATGCGAAATACAAAGACGATGCCAACCGAAGAGCAAGAGCATCTAGCGCTAATGGACTGGATAGCCTATCAACCATTGCTTAGAGACATTGCGATTCACATCCCCAATGAAGGTAAGAGATCGGTATACTACGGTAAGAAGCTAAAACGGCTAGGATTACGCAAAGGCGTTAGTGACTTATTTATCCCTTATCCTATCTATGAATATGCCGGTCTTTGGCTTGAGATAAAGAAAATAGGAGGGAAGCTAACTACTTCACAAAGTGAATGGCTAAATAAAATGCGTGAATTAGGGTATGTAGCAGAAGTAGGTTTCGGCTATCAGCAATGCGTAAAGATCATTCAGGATTATATGAGAGGGTATTTGTGATTTTACTTCAAATATCTATTTTTTTTAATTTCGATTTCAATATCTCTTAAAACACTTTCTATATTGGTTAATTCATCGTAAACAAGCCCTATTGTTTTATGTATAAAATGCAATACAAATATAATTATAGTCACATTAATAGTTAAACATATTCCGATTAAAAGCATTTATTTATCCTTTGGAAGTTTAAGACTAACGAAATTACAAAAAACCAAATAAATTATCATCCAATAAAGTGAATCAGTCATGTTCTGTTTCGCGAGAAAATAATTACCAATAGCGTTTGGTAAAAGTAAAGAGACTATAAGCGCATGAGTAATTTCCCATTTAGTTATTCTCTTATCAATTTTAGAAAGAAAATAAAAAAATATAATTAGTGGAGGTAATGATAAGCAGAATACCGCTAAGCGAGACATTTGTTGATTCCCTCTACGGTTATGAGTTTAGTTTCGATAAGGTGGATAAGCATTTTAGCACAAGCATTTGCTATATTATGATCTGGAATACCAATTATTCCAGCATTATAATATCTTGCACAATACATAGGTTTTATTTCGCCGAAATCATGTCCTTTCAATATTTCTAATGGAGAGCCATTAAATATTGAAGGAAGCATCTCTCCAAGTTCAGCTACAGTGAAGGCTGAGTATCTTTTTAATTTATTCAATGAATGAGGAGTTGGTGATATTAGAGCATATTCTACACGATAAGCTTCATCACTATAATATTCATATACAAATAAACTTCCTTTATTAATGCCAATTTCATCAAAATATTTAGCATGTTCTAACGAGCATACTTGATCTTCTAAGGGGAGCATGATTATTTATCCTCATCATTAAGCTTTTCAAATTCTACTTTATTGAAGTTCTTAAGAAGGTATTTGACATTACCTTTATTTATCCGCATGAATTCATTTTTATCAGTGAATTCTAAAAGATTTGATAAAATGTCATAAGAAGCAAATTTTATACCATCCTCTACACCACACTCATATTCTGTTTTGACTTTTGGCATATATTACTTTTCATCCTTCTTAAATACATAGTGATAATAATGATCTATTAAATTTCTAAATAGTTCACTTTTATTTACTTGTTCAGCTTGAGTTATTTCTTGTAATTGAGATTGTGTTTTATCATTCATTGTTAAATGAAGTTCTTTATATCTTCTGACTCGCTTCTTGGGTAACTCTCGTTTGGTTTGCATGGATAGCCTCATTAAAATTTAAAGTTAAAATTCTGAAATTGTAGTCTGTGTAAAAACTCAGATGGTGTTAATACTGTTATTGTATGTGGCGCTAAAAAACTAATACGCGGTAGTTTCTTAATTAGCTCATCCTTAGCCTTTTTCTTAATGCTAGTTTTCTTCTTTGAAATTTCCTTCGTTCTCATTTTTATATCTCCTTAATTGGGTACAGCAACAGTAAAATAAGTGCAGCAATTTGATACTTCTATGCCTGTGAAATTATCATCTTTGTAAGGCTTAAAGTAATTTCCTCTTCTGAAATCTACAAGATATATGCCTTCTATTCCTAATGTATAATCTAAATATTTATTTATAGATTTTGCTGGCTCAAATTCTGATTTTTTGAAATCCATTCCATCCTCAATTGGGTTAAGAATACCTGTAATTTTGATATGTAACTTATCTCTATTTTTTTTGATGAAGCTTTTAAATGTTGCTTTTGTTATCTTGCGCATATTCATATCTCCTTTTAAAAATTAACTATCCATTTATGAGTAGGGTCTGGAATAAAGCATGATGTTCCGCTACCTACTTTAGTATGAAATATCCACCCTCCTATTACCTTAGCTCGGTAACAACTTTCTTCTTCTAATTTTTCCCAGTTAAAAGGTATTATTTCATACCCTGCTGAAATCATCGCGTCAAAGGCTTTTCTTGTTAATTTGTCTGCTAAATCAGACATTTTTCTATCTCCTTTAGTTATCCTATAATTGCAGTGTACAGCGCAATGCGACGACATGCAAGCTATTTCATAATATTTATTGATATTTCGTGATAATAACGTAAAAGCTTCACTTTCTAGCAGATTAATGTATAATTAATAATCAAATCATGAGGATTAGATAAAATGCTACAGAAATGCAAGCCTTGTCTAGGAGGCGGTAAATTGATTGATGAAAATCGTATCGTTAAAAATTGTCCTAGCTGTGAAGGAACAGGCAAAGTCGAAATTTACGTGCATCATCACGAATTCAGCGATGAACAAGTAAACGAAATGATTGACCAACCGAAAAGAAAATATAAAAAACGAAGCGGAGGAATTATTGATGACGACATCTAATCGTATTGGAAGGCCTCCTGTTTCTGCTGACTATACACAAGAGTTAGGCGAAGAAATTTGCTTAAAACTTTCTACTTCTGATAAAGGATTACAACGACTTTGTAAAAGTTATCCTCACTGGCCTTGTCATCAAACTATATACGAATGGCGCATAAAAATACCATCTTTCGGCGATATGTATCGAAAAGCTAAAAGAGATCAAGTTGAATTATTAGTAGATCAAATGCTAGATATTTCTGATGATACAACAAATGATAATATTGTAAATGATAACGGTAAATTAGTTTGTAACAATGAGCATGTTAATCGTTCACGGTTAAGAATTGACACTAGAAAATGGGTAGCTGCTAGATTGGAACCACGTATCTATGGCGATCGCATTCAAAACGAAACTACTTTAACATTGCATGAACAGGCAATTAAAGAGTTGAAGGGTTTTGAAGATTAAGGAAAATTATATGAATGAAATTGATAAAAATGAAGTAGAGAAAAGAGAAGCTGAAAAATTAGTACAAGATCATCAGCTTCGCAAAAAAATTAATGATTACTATATTGAGCGTTATTTGATGTCTACGAAACTATTAAAATGGCTATGTATAATTATGATGCTTTATTTCGGCATCCAGTTAGCATTCAGTGTGTTTAATTTTTTCTTTACTATTTAAGTGGAATATGACTAATGCCGTCTAAAGATTATGAAAGTGGTTATAGAGATGCAGTATTCGCCTGTTTTGAAAAGATAACTGATATATTTCTAAATGCTTTTACTAATAACCCTGAAATTGAATTTAGAGGAAAATTAATAAACACTTTAACTTATATTATTTATGATTTTCGTCATTTAACTGACAAATTCAAGGATGAATCAAATGAGCAATCTAAAGTTTACACTAATAATGACAGTTAGCTTTGTCGTGGCTAGCCTGACATTAGGCTATTCCATTTCAAGAGCAGAGATAAACCAATACAAGGCTGAGCATGATAGAGAGTGCATAGGGTTTGATGTTAAGGAAGTAGAATGAAATATTTTAAAATATGGAATACAATATCTCCTGTTATTAAAGGTGAAATTTCCATAAAGATAAAAACTGAGTGGAGATCAGCATCTATTGATTTTAATCATCTTCAATTAAATCTATCAAATTCAAAATATTTAAAGCAAACATTATGTGAAATGATTGATTATGTTTGCACTTACGATAAAGAAGAACAGGAAAAAATTGAACGTGAAGCAGTAATGATTCATCTTGGAGATGAATCATTCGGTAAAATTAAGGATGTATAATGACTATCGGTGATAAAAAAGATCATATTTTGCCATGTCCACTTTGTGGAAACTTAGCTTTTCTGCAAAAACGAAATTCTTATTTTATAAGAATAATAACTTGTTATGAATGTAAGATTACTACTGTTTTACCAAAAAAAATAAATGAAAAAATGCTAATAGAAAATTATAGTATGAGGGTATATTAATGAATATTGAAGATAAATCAGATATTTTATTACTACCATGTCCATGCTGCCTTAGTGATGCAAAGATAATTTTTGATGTTTCTGCAACTAAAGAAACAATCCAAATAAAATGCATTAGCAATCACTGCTCTATTCAAACAGCAGTTCATCTATTAAATAATTACAACAAAGAATGGCTCATACGATCGTGGAATAGTAGAAAATGATTAAGAATTTTAAATTAAAAGGATATAAATTTCAAGGTGACCATATTAGAATTGAGATGGAAATAAATAATAAGTCTTCATATTTACTTATTCATGAAGATGCTTTACAAGATTTTGATTCAGTATGCAAAGTTTTCAAAGAAGGGATTATTGAAATGTTACATAACATATATTATCCACAAAAGATAGTTTAGAGGAAGAATCATGTTCAAAGTAGGTGATAGAGTTTCCTATATCTGGCAGGGAGATGATAAAGAATATACAGGAACTGTTATAGAACGTTTAGAGCGTCCTCATATAGTAGAGGATGAGCCATCATTTCAGTTATTAAGAATCCAGGTTGATAATGATGATTTTATACATGAGATTGTTGAATCACCGTTGATAAAGATAATAGAAAAGGAGAAAAAGTAATGTATTTCAAAATAGGGGATAGAGTTAATGTTTATGCTTCATTTATGTCTAATGAACCATTGAGAGGAAAAGTTGTAGAAGATGGCGCTTCTCAAAAAGATACAATTTTATTGAAAATAAGGTTTGATAATTTTCGTGGAATATCTTCACATGAGGAATGGATACATTCACAACAATGCCGAAAGCTTGTGAAGAAGCCTATTAAATTTGAAGTGGGCGATAGGTGTGTTATTCAAATAGATGGTAAAAAACAGAAAGGTACTATTTTGCATAATAATTATCACGGTCAAGACTATTATGTGGAGTTCGATGAAGGACATTATGGATTTTTTCCCATTAATTATCGAAAATCTAAATGTCAGTATGTAAAAAAGCTAGTAAAGAAAAAACCTCAGTTCAATATCAATGATAGAGTTATCCTCAAAGGTGGTTCTATGATAGGAAAAAAAGGACGTATAGTAGATTTAACTCATAAAGGAGAATTAGCAGAAGTTTTAATTGATGATTGGCATTCAGGATTTGCAAAACTGGAAGCATTTATTATAAATACCGATCACCTTAAAAAGTTAGTTAAGAAAAAGATTGAGTTTAAGGTGGGAGATCGTGTTATCTTCAAGCAATCTAATTGCGATTGTGAAGAATTAAGATATTTAAATGGGTTCAAAGGAACTATTAATAAAATTACAGTGATGGAACATGGTACAACAATTGCCACTGTAGATGATGTAAATATAAACGTTAAGCATCTAAAAAAGCTAGTTAAAAAGGAAAAATTTTATAAAAGTGAGCAAAAACCATTTTTCAAATGGATGTCTGAAATAGTATTAAAAAATTTAGAGAAAGATAAAGAACCAAAACTGCTGCCTTGTCCGTTCTGTCGGTGTGAGGATTGTTATATTACTCAAAATCCAATGCATGATTATTCTTATTATATTAGATGTCCAAAGTGTGGTTCAGATAGTGGTGAAAGAGATAGTAAAGAAAGAGCAATAGAGCATTGGAACTATAGGAGCTTTCCATAATGCCTGAAAAAGACACTGAATTTGAGAATGTTATCTCAGATTTTTATCAGAAATTACTATCTAATCAAAAAGACCCATCGCATGAGTTTACGAAAGTATTAAATGAAATGTTGGAGAATCATGATGATTAATCCTCAAGCCACCTGGATAGATGTTAATGAGTACATGCCACCTGAGTTTTTAAAAGTTATTGTTAGAGCTATTTTCAAAGATGAAATTTGTTATTATTTTGCTTATTTTAGTTATATGGAAAGGAATTGGTGTTTTATTGATAGTAAACATAATTTTGGAATTGAAACTATAAAAGTCACTCACTGGATGAAAGAGCCTGAGTTTTATCCTTCCCCATCAGAGGATTATATTAAAAAGGAATACGCAATTACTTAATCAACAAAAGGAGTTTGGGATGTTTAAACTATGGACGGAAGAACAAAACTGTTATACCATTTTTTTTTAACTCCTGATTGTTTTAAAAACAAAGAAAATAGTAAAATTTCTTTAAAAGCAGTTTTTGAAACTTTATTAGAAGAATTTTTTCCAGATAAAGATAATATAGATAAGGCGGTCAATGGATGATTGGATTGAAGCTTGACGACGAATATACACGAATAAAAGAAAATTATGAGAAGCATGGCTGTCAGTGTCGAAAAGGCACTCTGAAACTCTATCCGGAAGAGGCTCATTTTCTTAGTTGTCCTGATGCCTACGAAGGTTCGTTTCCAATACTTGCTAATACAATTTTCAATGAGTAGGAATAATGATTGAGTGGATATCAATATCTTCTTCGTGGCCTCCTCATAATAAAGATGTTATTTTGACTGATGGCAAGAATTTTGGTGTAACTCCTATTATTTTATACAATAGCATTCCATTTATTAAGTTTGGTAGATGCAGAAATATTAGTTTACCTAAATATTGGGCTAAATTACCTAAAAAATTAGATAAAAATTGGATAGAATTTTGTAAATATAAAGCTAAAAAAGAATCTATTTTAGTAACAGATGGAAAAGAATATGCTATTTTAACTTATTCATCTGCTAGAAATAAAATTCCTAGTATTACTCGTTATCTTAACAAAATTACTTACTTTATGTATTTGCCAGAATTACCATGAAGGTTTTATATTGAGAGTTTTCAAATGGATGCAGTAGAACGAAGGATTCGCATAAGGTTACGAGATAACTTTGATTTTTATGCTTCGAAGTGTTTGAAGGTGCGTAAAAAATCAGGTGAGATAAGTAATCTTGTATTTAATAGGATACAGAGATATTTAAATGATAAAGTCGAACAGCAAAAGCGTGAAACTGGCAAAGTAAGGGTAATCATTGTTAAAGGACGCCAGCAAGGATGCTCTACTTACATTGAAGGCCGCTTTTATTGGCTTGTGACCCATCAACGCGGTATGCAGGCTTTTATTCTCACTCATCACATTGATGCTACAAATAACCTGTTTGAGATGGCACAACGTTATCATCAATACTGTCCTGTTGCTGTTCAACCACAAATTGAGGCTAGTAATGCAAAAGAACTTAGCTTTGCAGGATTGGACTCTGGTTATAAATTAGGGACGGCTGGTAATAAAGACGTAGGTCGTTCTGCTACTATTCAATTATTGCATGGTTCAGAAGTAGGATATTGGCCAAATGCTGCCGGTCATGCAAAAGGAATATTGCAAGCGGTTCCTGATGAAAGAGGGACAGAGATATTTATTGAATCGACAGCGAATGGGGTAGGAAATTACTTCCATGAACAATATCAATTAGCGGAATCTGGTGCATCCGATTTTATACCTATATTCTTGCCATGGTATTGGCAAGAAGAATATCAAAAAGACCTACCAGAAGATTTTAAGATAACCGAAGAGGAAAAATCATTATCCGAATTGTATAACCTATATCCGGAGCAATTAGCTTGGCGTAGATCAAAGATCGTTGCTTTGTCTACTCAAGGTCAAGATGGTTTAAAAGCTTTCATGCAAGAATATCCTTGCAATCCTACAGAAGCATTCCAATTAAGCGGTGATGACAATTTCTTATCTACTAATACTGTCATGATAGCAAGGAAATGTAATATTGCTGAGCCGTATGGTTCTTTAATCATTGGAGTAGACCCTGCACGTTATGGAGACGATAGAACATCAATTATACGTAGAAAGACCCGTGTTGCTTATAACCTACAAAGTTATAAGAAAAAAAACACAATGGAGGTTGTAGGTATCATCCATCGTATTATTGTTGATGAGCAGCCAGATAAAGTGTGTATCGATGTGGGAGGTTTAGGCGCCGGTATCTACGATAGATTGGTAGAGTTAGGTCATAAGGATGTTGTAGTAGCAGTCAATAGTAGCAATACACCACTTAATCAAAAGGTTTATTTTAATAAGCGCGCTGAAATGTGGGGCTTGATGAAAGAGTGGTTACTAGACTTTCCTTGCACAATACCTGATAATGATTCATTGCACTCTGATTTATGCGGTATTAAATATCGTACAGATTATAATGATCGCATCAAAATGGAATCTAAGCAAGAGATGAAAAAGCGTAGTGTGCGTAGTCCTGATGAAGGAGACGCGTTAGCGCTTACTTTTGCATTGCCAAATAGTGCAATCTTGAAAAGTCGTCAAAAGGAATATGATGATACTGCCAGAAGAATGATGTCTCACTCGCATAAAATCGATAGATTGAGACAGAAGGCATATAAAGGGAAGACTTGATAAAAAGGAAGTAGCTGCATGGACGTAGCTAAGACGCATCAAGACCAGCTTGAGCGCATTAAAAAGAATGTTAAAAATACCTACGAGTCATTTAAACCAAACTATGACCGTTTCAATGAATTCGTGCGATTTACGTACGATTCCTCGCTTACTGCTGACGATATTAGCTTACTCGATGAACAAGGAAAACCTAGTCTTGAGTTTAATATCACTGAACCTTATATCTCCCGCATGTTGGGAGAGTTCTCTAAGCAAGAACCAGGGATAGAAGTATCCGCAGAAGATGAAAGTCTAGCTGATCCTCAGATGATTAAGTTAGTCGAAGCGCATTTAAGACATGCTCTTTTTGATTCTAAAAACCACCATACCCGTTACCAAGTTTATAGAGACATCCTTAGCGGTGGCTTTAGTGTATTTAAAGTATACACTGACTATGCAAATCCTATGTCTTTTAATCAGGTCATCAATATTGACCGAGTATTTGACCCCACATTATGTGGTTTTGATACAACTGCACGTTATTCTCATAAGGGAGATGGTCGTTTTTGTTTTGAGTTATTTCCTTACACTAAAGAAGATTTCGAAGAAAAATACCCTGATGTTTCATTAAAAAATGTCAATTTTAATCGGCAATTTGCTGGTTTTAATTGGTCATACATGAATGACAATACTGAAACACTTCTATTAGTTGATTATTATGAAAAGAAAAAGAAGAGAGTAAAAATAGTACAACTTCCAGATGGTAAGTCTATGACCATGGAAGAATATAAAAAAATGGTTGATGAGTGGCAAGATTTTGTCCCACCACCAGTAATGAAAGGTAAACCGCGCTGGACTGAAATAGAAAAAATATGCCGTTACCGTTGTATGCTTGATGAAGTCTTAGAGTATGAAGAGACCGATTACTCACACTTTCCATTGATCTTTGTTGATGGCAATTCTGTGATGATAAAGACTCCTAAGAATGGTAATGTAAGGCAATTTACCCGTCCTTATACTTATCAGGCAAAAGGCGCGCAAAGGCTTAAGAACTATGCTGGTATTTGTGTAGCTAATGAGATCGAAAATACCGTTCAAAGTAAATTTATTATTGCAAAAGAAGCATTGCCAAAAGAAGAAGATTTCCTAGCTGCCTATAAGAACCAGCAAAGACCATCCAATATGGTATTTAATGCGTTCTTTGAACAAGACCCTAATCAACCTATTCCTAATCCAATTCGAGAAGTACAACGCGTTCCAGCGCCTCCTGAATTGATGCAAACTTTTTCAAGTACTGATTCACTTATTCAAAATATTCTAGGGTCATATGATGCTTCATTAGGAATAAATGACAATCAATTATCAGGAATTGCTATCGTAGAAGGTGCAACGCAATCCAATTCTGCTGCGATGCCATATATTGTTGGTTATCTACAAGGACTAAATAGAGTAGCTGAAGTCTATGTAGACCTATTTCCAAAATATGTCACCACGCCTCGTAGTATTCCTGTGATGGGAATTGATGGTAAAAAATCCTATGTAAAGATCAATCAACCTGGCGCACCTTCAATTGATTACGATTCGAACATACTTAATGTAAAGGTTGAAGCAGGTGTTTCCTTTCAAATTCAAAAGTCTAGGGCACTAAATCAAATGATTGGTTTAATGAAAGTATCACCAACATTTGACCAATTTATGAACCAGAAAGGGTTACCAATATTGCTTGATAATGTCGAAATCAGAGGAATAGATCAATTAAAGATCATGGCTGAGGATTGGCTAAAAGAAATGGAAGCAGCGAAACAAAAAGCACAGCAAGAAGGTCAGGAAAATAATCCAGATGTGATTAAGAACCAAATTGAAATGGCGAAATTGCAACAACGTACACAATCAGAACAAGCACAGTTTGCAAAAGACATGGCTAAACTGAAACAAGATGAAATGAAAGTCATATCCGATGCTGTTATGTCTCGCGATACTAATGAAGTACAGCGCTTAAAAGCAGAAGCCGAGATATTTTCAAAGAAAGTTGACATGAAACTAGCATGGGACAACCAACGACATCAACACATGATGAGTGCTATTGAGACTCATCATAAACTGAAAGAAGCCCGTAGACCAAAAGGAGAAAATCGCAATGCAAGTACAGCGTAAAATGAATGTTAAAAACCCAACTGGCTCAGCAAAATATGCAGCCAAAAAGACTAAAAAGGCTAAAGAATATGGATATGGCGATAAAAGCTCGAAAAACATTGGCAAATCTATTGCACTCAATAAAAGAGTGGATAAGCCACTTACTAAGACCGAAAAAAAGCAATTTAAACCAAGAGGAAAGAAGGTTTAGCCAGGAAGAAGTTAACCAATTGATTGCTCAAGCAAGGAGAAATGTGATGAAAAAAGCTAAATTAGGAAGTGGTGCTAGATTTAAAGCAGGTTCCGAAGCTATCCAAAAGAAAGAAGGGCTTAGCAAAAAAAGTGCTGATGCAGTAATGGCTGTTGCCGGTCGAAAGAAATATGGCGCCAAGAAAATGGCTAATTGGGCTGCCAAGGGGAAAAAGAAATGATTATTCAACTTAACCCGCAACTCCCTGTCGTTACGCCTAAAGGAAAAGGATATGCTCTTTTTCTAACTGATTACGGAATAGAACATGACCATATGTGGACAGTAGCTATTAATGAGACTGGTGAACTTTGGTCTTTCTTCAATCGTGAGGTGAAGATGGAAAAGAACATTACGATAGGTAGGACATTAAAAGATTGCAAAGAATATCATATAGGATTAGATGGGTAGTAAATATAATCAAACTGGTTTAATGTAATAACATCAACAATTGTTTTTAAATGGAGTTATAGCAATGAAAATGGAAAGCATGAAAAAAGAAAAAATGGGCGGTGTTAAAAGTGGTGGTGATGGCATCGAACGTTTGTTACAACGCAACAACAAAAAAGAAGGTCAAGGCGGTAAAATGAACAATGCGCCACGAGAAATGGCACACTGGAAAAGAAATGATTCAACTATGACGCCAAGAAAGGCATAAATCATAGTAAATTTTATTAATCTTTTGAATAAGGATATTCAAAATGTCATATATTCTATACCCTACTTTTGCAGGGCAAACGGATGTTACCCCTGTCGTTCGCTCAATGTTATCTACTGATACTCTAGCAACTATTACTGCTGCAAATTACATAAACAATACCAATTTAGAAGGTAACACTATTCTATCAACTGATGTCCTTCTTGTTTCTTATAATGGAGGACGAGGATTTTTCACGCCTGTATTTTCTTCGACTGGTGTCATTACTCTTCAAGCAACAGACTCAACAGTATTATTGCCAACTATCAATGGTGATTTTGCGATATTTTCTAATAATGAAGGGGGTCTAAAAGATAACGGCTACTCTCCGACCAATCCTGCAAAAACAAAAGTTGCTATGATGAATGCTGCTGTGACATCCGGACATATGGCAGCTTATACCGATAATGTCGGTACACTAGGCGATGGCGGTGTGATTGGGACGGCTGCTGCTAAAGCTGCTTCAAATCCAGCAGACCCAACTGTGGCTTCTGTCACAGGGGCTTATGTTGTTAATGACTTTGCTACTTTTGCAGATGTTAACGGTAGTTTGGCAGACAGTGGAATTACACCTTCTAATGCTGCATTACCTAAAATTGCTAGTGTAAATGGTGCAACTATAGTTGGCGATTTTCCTATTTTTTCCGATATAACAGGGACTATCCAAGATTCTGGCGCTGCTTTACATACAATACTTGATCTAGCAATACCAGGTGGTGCTACATCTTATTTAATTCCTGTTACTGGTATGACGGCTGCGTCTGTAGCTGTTGCAACTCCTAATATTGTAACTAACGATTCTTTTATAACTCAATGTCATACTTCCGCTGGTGCTTTGACTCTTACATTTAACGTTGACCCGGGTGTTAGTACTATTAATGTTTTCTGGACTACTATTGCTATATAATTTTGATAATTATATAAAATAATATACAATTGCCTTTCTTAAAAAGGAGAGGCAATTAAAATGAACGTAAAATTAGCAGAAGCTTTATTAAGGCGCAAAGAATTAGCAGCAAAAGTCGAATTATTAAAAAAATTCAAAGAAAACCAATTATATTATGAAGTTCGTGCCCAACGTGTAAAAATTACCGAAGGAATAGAGAATGTTGATGCTAATTATCCAAAGTTAAATGTTTCTCAAGTGACAGAAGAATTTGACTGGCACGCACGTCAATTACGTTTAATTGATGCCGCTATCCAACAAGCTAACTGGACAAGTGAAGTAACAGTTGATTCTACTGTAATGGAAGATTTTAAAGCTAAATGAGTTCAAAAATAACTTGGGGCGAATGGGAAAGGCCGCTGGGAGCCTTAATCCTAAGTAATTGGCCAATTACGTTGCCTGTACCTCACAGTAAAGGGGTATTAAATGTGTAGCTCAATGGGTAGAGCTTCTCACTAATAATGAGAGTGTTTTTGGTTCGAGTCCAAACACAAATGCTATTGGAGCATTTATCAATGAACTCATAATATGAGAAAATTTAATTGATAATTTCCAAATAACCGATTGTGATTACAATAGAAGCCCGAATAAAATTAGTCCGATTAACCTGCTCATTGACCAAGTTATTTTTAAATTTGCATTTCCATTTTATCTCTAAACCATTTATCGGTTTCATCAACTGGATAGTAAATTTTTCCTGTGCCAGCAGACTTAACAAATTTAGGTTCTTTTTTATTTAATCTTTGCTTTCTAAACCAATACGGTGAGTAATCATATCGTTGTGATGCTTCTTTTTCGTTAATAAATTTTTTACCTAATAATTCCATCATCTTTACTATTCCTTTGTAAAATTGTTATTCCTTAGTAATTAATAATAAATCTTAATACTTATTTTTGCAATATTTATGCGCATATATTAATGTAAATTCTACGTAGCCATACGGGATAAATGGCTGAAACTTGTCAATCAAGGCATACCGTGACGGGGTTAATAGTCGAAGGGAGTAATATGACTGAAATAGCAAATGGAGAGGCTCAGAGTCAGGATGTCTCTGCTGCACCTGTAACATCTTCGTATCAGGCGCCTTCACAGGTAGCTAGCGAAGAAAAACTTTTAAAGCAGTCAGAAGTTAATGATCTAGTTGGCGCTGCAAAGCATGAAGCTGTTGAACGCTATAAACGCGCTCAAGCGCAACCGCAAGGAACGCAACAGACTAGCACTAATGGAATGACAGCCGAAGAGGTACAAAAGATAGTTGGCGAAAGAATTCAACAATCAAGGAATGATTGGATTGAAGAACAAAGACAGCAAAGCGAGCGGCAGGATGCCAATCGAATTGTCAATGAATTCGCGAGTCGACTAGATGCAGGTAAAGGCAAGTATCAAGATTTTGATAATGTTTTAGGTGATGTGGATTTAAAAAATTTCGGCGCCACAGTGCATTTAGCAACGTTCGTCGATAATACCGCAGATGTGATGTACGAACTTGCGAAAAACCCTATAAAAATGGTTAATCTTGAGGAATTATCACGTAAATCACCCAAACTTGCTATCAAGGAAATGCAACGCTTATCTGATTCCATTAAGACTAATCAGCAAGCTTCTAATTTCCGATCTCCTAATGAGCCATTAAATCATTTGAAACCTTCTAACGCCGGAACGGATAGCGGTGAGTTGACGGTTTCAGACTTTAGGAAAAAATATAAAGCTTAATCCGTAAAACACATTGGTTATCCGACTATTTAAGGACTAATAGTTAGGAGCATCACAATGCCTGTTTTTGCCCAGAATATTTTACAACAAGTAGAAACATATCAACGTTCGTCACTTGGATTACTTTTAAATTTATGCTGCTTTGTTTCTACCAGTAATACTCGTTTTAAAGATTTCGATAAGATCCCGACAAATTTGGGCTCAAGTGTCACTTTCGACCTTCCGCCTCGTGCAGTTACCACAAATGGTCTAGTTGCAGCTTTCCAACCAGCAGACCAACGTGTGCAGACACTTACTTGCGA